CCTGCGTGGCCGCGTCGTCCAGTTCGTAAAGGCTGAACGCCGCTGTCACTGACCGCGGCCCGGGCGCGATGGCCAGCGGCAGGTTGCTCCCGAACTCCTTCGACCGCATATCCAGGCTGTTGTCTAATTGAAACGTTCCGCTCGTAATCGTGTAGAACTGCCCCGGCGTACTGCCCAGCCACGCCTCGCCCATGTTACCCGGCACGATCGCGTAGTCGAACGCTCCCAGGGCAGGCTCTAGGGGAAAGCTACTCATGCCTCCCATCCCCGCCTCGAAACTGGCATTGTCAAGCAGGTCTTGCGCCATACCTTCGAACTCGAACGTATGAAAATCGCCGTTCACCTTGATCGTCATCTGGTCGACCGCGGCGCCGCACAGGATTCGTTGCAGCGCGGTGTCCGGATCCCAGTAGTCGAACATACTGACACTGGGCAATTCCGTCGCCGGAAAATAGGAGACACTCGGCGCGATCTCCGCACCCGCCGCCGGCGCGCTGGAGAAAGGCGCGTTTACCTGCACGGCCGTCTCGCTCACGATAGCCGTGACAAACCGCATCTCGCCGTTGCACGAAACGCCTTGGCCCACAACCATCCCGTGCGGTGCCGCGAAGACCACCGTACTTGCGCTCGCGCCCGCTGCCGCCGCCCCTCCCCCGTACATCGTCGGCGCGGCGCCCATGCTCGCCTGAAAGAGTGGACCGTACGATGGCCCCGCATTCTGTCCCGCCCAACTCGTCATGTAAGTGGTCAGGTCGAAGCGCGTCGTGCGCCGTAAACCCGCCGGTATTCCTACGAAGGTCCGGCTGCCCGTCTTGTCCCGCCGGTCGGCCTTTTCTAACTGGTTCTTTGCCGTCAGCTTTACCGCCGGAAATCGGTTCCCGGCCGTGATCGCCGGCGTCTGTCCGTAGCTGCTCTCGAGCCCTGTGTAGAAACGGTTCGCATTGGATGAAATATACGATGACATAAGGCTTAGTCGCTCACTCCCACCTCGAAGGTGACCTTTCCGGCTTGAATAAAGTTCTGACCGCCGTTCTTCACTGGCCCAATAACGGCTTCATAACACCCCGCGTAGTACATCCCTTCGCCCCAATCGCCACGGTTTTGGTCCAGCACCTGCGTCACGGCATCCACGTACATCTGAACTTGTTGCTCGATTCCGCCCAGCCGGTCCTGTGAAACTCGCACTTCCACCGCCATCCCCGCTTTGCCCGAGAAGTTCCTGAACTTCTCCTTAAGCTGGTTAACGATCTTCTCGCAGTACACGCTGACCGTCGGATATTGCACGTCGGTACTGCGTTCCGCCAACTCGATCGAAACGTTTTGCGCCAGAAGCTGACTCTCTCCGACCGGCGCCAGGATGGCGTTCGCCGCCTGCGCCAGCGTCGCCACGGAGGCGTTCAAACCTTCCGGCGCGCTAAGAAGCGTCACCACCCGGGCGGTTACTGTGCTCCCAACCCATGCCATTCTCTAACCCCTCTGCATCAATCTCGGTAGCGCCATTAGATAGCTAGGTCCCTGCCCGTTTCCCGGCGATCGCCCCCCGGTGGTTACCGGACCTGTCTGTACCCATACCTGATCCAGCGCCAGTCCCAGCGGATTCTGTAACGCCATCGCCGACGGCGATAGCCCCACGTAGACATTCCATGCCGCCGCATTCGTGGGTTGCTCGACGGGCTGGACTACCAGCGCGTTTCCCGCCGCCACCGTCAGCGTGCTCGGATTGCTGGCTTGGCTTTCTTGCCCCTCCGCGTTCAGCCACGATACGCTCGCACAGTAGGTTGCGGCCTCTTCACCCCCTGCAATCGAAGTGAGTTGCGGCGCGGCCGCCTGCGCAATCGGATTCGTAGCGATGCCCAGTCCGGTCTGAATCAGCTTCTCCATGGCCCACTTCGCGAGTTGCTGGAATTGGTCGCGCTTACCCTTATACCTGTCGTTCAATTGATTGAAATAAGCATCCTGATAGGCCAGCGCCAGCGTCTGGAACACGTGCCAGAATTGCAGCGCCGGCGTCACCACAATATTGTTCAACTGCGGGTTCGGTTGCAGCCGGAACCGCCACCCGCACGCGTGGCTCCGCTCGATGAGCGTGGTCAGTTCGATCCCCAATTGTTCGAGCGCCAGGGCAAGCTTCGTGCCGAGATCGATGTTCTCGGTCTGCGCTGTACCCAGAACGGAACTGTCCTGTGCCGCCAGATCCTGGATGGTCGATACGCCGTCTATGAATAGCGCCATCGATGCCGCCGCCTAGTCCTTACCCGCCTGCGCTCCGCTCTTGAGCCGCCGCAGTTCATTCGGCGAAATTACGGCAAACTGCATGCGCGATGCCGCCGCCAGTTGCTCCGCTTGCCGCTTGCCCTCTACTTTTTGCTCTTGAAACTCCCGCGCCTCATCGGCAGTCGCCAGGCGCGCGCTGCCTTCTACAACCATCCGTGCCGCGATCCGCCGCGGAACTTCGGTGCGCACTCCTTCTCGTCCGCCATCCGGAGTTTCCAGGCTGACCAGCACGATCGCCGGATCTTTGAGGCTTTCCTCCATCGTCCGAATCTTCTTGTAATAGACTTGTAAATCCATCCCTGTTCACCCTTGTGGGGCCGGCCCTCCCGGCCCCCTCTGCGATTCGTCTCGCGCCTGCGTTCCGCACTTCCCCGCTCGCTACGAGTTCACCTGTACGCCGAAGTTGTTCCGGATTACCGCGCACCCGTACAGTACGTCCACCGTGAATTGCTGCGCCAATGTGTTCGGCTGGTAGCTCATCACCACTCGCATGCCGAAGTTGCCCATTTCCGCGTAGTGCGCCACGGCGCCCGTTCCGTACAGAGGCTGCGGCAGCCGTCGTATCACCAGGCCGATCGCCGGTTTCGTGAACGCCAGGTTATGCGTTGTCAGCGGTGAACTGCCCGTATGCGCCACATACTGCGACCGCATCACGAAGAAGTCCTTGATCTTTCCCACTGCTCCGTCGATCAAGGCCCGCAAACCCGCCTCGCCTGCTGTCTGGAATTCGCTGAATCGGTCGATTTGCCTGAGTGCCGAGTAGGTTGCGGCATCCACCACCATGTACTTCGGCTCCGACGGCGGAACCTTGGCCGAGAACAGTGCGCTCTCCGCCTGATCGATCACCGCTTCCACCAGCGGCGTCCCCGGTGTACCCACCGGCGTGTTTGCCGTCAACCCGGCAAACAGGTTCAGCAGGCTCGTCTCGATGCTCTCCGCGATCGCCACCACCGCCGGTTGCATGTAGACCTGGAGTAAGTCCGGAACCGCCAGCACCTTGGTCACGTCCGGAATCTGGAACGTCGCCTCCGCGTGTGTGTTCAAGACAATCTGCGCATTCCCCAGATTCGGATTCTGCGGCTGCACTTGCCCGCCTTCCGCGATGTTGTTGGCTACCAGCACCGGAGGAATCGGGATGTTCACCGTATCCCCGGCCTGCGCCAGGACCGGTTCATAGTCGCGGTTCACCAGGTTACCCATCACCAGGTTCCCGACCAGCGCGGGCAAAGCGTCTGCCGCTACCAGCTTTACGATCGCGCTGGCCACGTTAGCTGAAGTAATTGTCGCCATTTCTTGCCTCTCTCGATTGAAATCAGGCATCCCTGCCTGTCGTTGCCTTTGCTTTACTGCGTAGAATTGCGTGGCGCACGCTTTAGCGTGCCGGCGGGACTTTCAAGTCCCGCCCAACAGTTGTCAAAACTAGATGCCGCGTAAGTTTTGCGAAGCTACCCGTAGAATCTCTTTCCGCACCCGTTCCATCTCTTCCGCGCTCATGCCCGGCCGGATCCGGTCTATATCCACGCTCTCCATGCCTTCCCGTGGCGCCTTGTGTGCCGCCGTGATCCCCGACCCTCCGGATATCCTCGCCGGTAGAAACTCCGGATTCTCACTGACAAAGTTGGTCAGGTATTCCTTCAGCCCCACTTCGCCATCTTCGCCGTGGGCCAGCAGCCGCCCGTCCTCCGTACGATACACACCCTCGTGTACCGCCCGGTAAGCCAGATCCACTTTGGCCACGCCCAGGCGTTGCAGCTCCGCCCGTATGGCCGCGCTCCTGTCGGCTTGTTCCGCCGCCTGCCGGCTCCGCTTGCTCTCTTCTTCTACCTCGTTCAGCCGCCGCTCCAGTTGTTCCCGGCGCTTGCGCTCCTCCACAAGTTCCGTCTTGTAGGCCGGCTCGCTCTTCGCCTGCTGCTCCTGCAAAAACTCCTGTATGGCCTGCTTCACGATCGCTTGCACGTCTGTGTCTTCCATAACGCCCCTTCTCCCCGAGCTGCGATTCAGCTCTGCGCCTCGATCTCTTCCGCAATCTGCGTCTTGATCTCCTGCCGCACGTCCGAAAGAAACTTGAACGCCAGCTTCTTGAAGACCTGCTTCTTCAACGTCTCCGATTGGATTCCCAGGCTTAGTAGCTTCTGCGCGTCGTCCAGTTCATTGCTGAAATCCGCGATGTCGAACTCATCCAGCCCCGAAACATCGATCGCGATGTTGTCCTGGCGCGCCGTCGCAATAGCTCGCAGAATCTGTTTCATGCTTTGCTTCACCGCGTCGCCGTATGCCCGCAGCACTTCCTGCGTAATGCTGAAATCCCGCTGCTTGCTGGCGCCCGATTGGTGCTGCCCGGAAGATTCCGACCCCGCCGCGTGCGTGATCAGGTAGCACACCCTGTATATCTCGTCCTTGAGCTGAATCAGATTATCGGCCGCGATTTGGTATACCTTTCCCTCCGGCTCGGCCCACCCGAATCGGTCCCCCGGCGCCAGTTGGATGAAGTACGATTCCCCCACAATCTGGTTCCACTCCCGCTCGGAATAGATCACCGGCGATGCAAACAGCCCCATCGTCAGCGCCCAGGAAAGCGCATTCGATTTGTTAAAGTGTTCTAACTGCAGGAGCGCCGACTTGTTCATGAGCCATAGCCCCTCTGTCACTCGCAATTCGAAGATCGGTACGCGGCTCTGGCCCGCTAGTCCATGCAGCCCCTCGTCTACCAGTCGGATTTCCTGGTTCTTCAGTTGCTGGTACACTTGATAGCTCTGCCGGTCGTAATAGATCCACCGGTTCTCTCGCGCCCATTCGCTTTCCGTTACCTTCGACTTACGCAGCGACGATGTCCGGATCACCGCCCATTCCAGCCCTCCGTGATCGTCATAGCTCCAGTTGATGACTTCTTCCGGCGAGTAGTCCACCAGGTATGCCCGCGACCGCCCCACGGCGTCTTCTTCCGCCCGGTTACTGACTGAAACCGCCGGCCGCGGAAAATCCACCACGATATAGCTGCGGCCCTGCACCAGCGTTTGCACGATCCGCTGCCGGAAGAACTCTGCGATAGATGTCCCCTTCAGGTCGCAGTCCTCTGCAAATGCGTTGTAAAAACCTTTGGCCGCCTCGTTGCTGCCATCGAAAATCAGTGCCGCTTCGCGCCGCATCAGTGTGGCGGCGTACCAGTCCACAATCGAGCCGATATAGTTCTCATAGAACACTCGGCTCAACCGTTCCGCGAAAATCTCGTGCGGCTCTTTATGACGCCGGACTAAGTACTCAAATGCGTTCTCCCGCATCTGTTCGCCGCCGGCGTAAAGATCCCGGTACTTCTTCCACATCGCCTTCTTGGCGGTGTATTCAGGGTGCTCCCGGTCGATGTTTACCATCTGCTCCTCAGATCAGCCGCTCCCGGCGCTCGCCGATCCCCGGTTGTGGCCTGCATTCCTGCCATAACAGGTAACCCAGCGCGTCCGACAGGTGCGTCCGCCGGCGATCCTTCTCTTTGTCGATTGCGTTGCTATCCGCCTGGTATGTCACCTGCTCGAAATCCTTGATCAACTCCTTGCACGCCGGGTCCACCCGCAGTCGTGCCTCTCCGCTAGCCGAGCGTAGCTTTGCGTTCGTCAGCATGATCCGTTCCCGCACGCTCGGATTTGTCTTCGGCACTTTGTATGTCACTCGGGCGCCGTAGTTCATCCTGAAATAATCGCGTACGATCTGGTAATCCGAGTGTCCGGTACTGTGCTGGCTGTTCCCCGACGCGTCCCCGTAAATCACCACCCCCGCCGCATGGCTGGGAAAGCGTTCTTCGAATCTCTCGCACGCTTCCTGTGTGCTGGCGTGCCGGATGACGATTTCCGCCAGTACACATACCGTTCCGCCCTCGATCTGAATTACAACCGATGACATCGGGTCGACGTTGAAATCGAGCGCCCACAACAGCGGTAGGCTGGGGTCGATCGTCAACCGGGTCACGTGCTCGTCGCGGCGGAATGCGCTGTATACCAGACCCCCTTGCAAGCTTAGGTACTGGCCCAGCGCTTCCTGCTGATAGAATGTGTCGTCGTAGCTCCTCTTCAGCCGCTCGTAGAAATCCGGTACCTTCTCCAGCAGATAACTGTTCTCATGCGGTTTAGCGATAACCGCGCTGTATCCTGCCACTGGATCCGCGATGAACTTCTGGTACACCCAGTCATACCCTTTTGGCGTCCACGCCGCGAACCCACACAGTCTTTTCGCGCGCGGGTCTCGCAGCCGCCCCTCCAGCCGTAGCCATGCACCCTCCGGAGAATAAGTCAGCTCGTCAAGCCCGAACCATGCCAGGTTAGTGCCCCGCAGCCGCTCAAAGTCGTCTACCGGCCGGAAAATGATTCGCGACCCGCTCTCTGGTATCGTGAGCATGTTCTCGGCCTTGTTGTATTGGTACGGAATCTCTTCTTCTTCCAACAGCGAGAACAGCGCCGCCTGCGTGGCATCCCGCAACATCGGATATGTCGGCGCGCCGAGTAGCCCCAGCCCGCCGCGGTTTACGTACGACAGGCAGACCGCCTCAAAACACAATGCTTGGCTCTTACCCGATGCCACGGGTCCCGAGAAGCCCTTAAATCGCGACCTGCAATCGTGAAAGGCCTGTTGTGAAGGAAGCGGAGCGTATTCAAATAACCGATGAAAAGGCCACTCGTGTCCGTTTCTAAGCATCTCACCCCGGCTTCGCGCAAGCCTGTTCCCGATTTGAGACTAACATCCGCCTCGCCATGATTAGACAGCGCTGCCAGCTAACTAATAGATTCGTAACGTGAGGATTAACTTTCTCGCCGTGTGACCGGCGCGGCGGACGAGTCTCTCTCCCTACGCTCCAAGGCTGCGAGTGTGAGGCGCCGGCGACGCCGCGACCTGGTTTATGCACCGCAGGTACAAAATAGCCAACATTCCATAGATGATCCCCGAATATAGTGATAAACAGGACCTTTGTCGGCATAAAAGATCGTAACAGACCCGTTTACCCTTGACTATAAATCTTGGCCTGCATAGAGTGATGCCATGCTGCGCAGCAATGTCTTTCGGCGGCGCCCGTTGCGGCGTACGCCTGCCTGGCGGCCATCTGCTTCATGGCCGCTCCGGCCCTATCGCAAGATCGGGATCAGCCCCATCGGCCCCGCCGGTGAAGCTGTAGAGCACTGTCCCGCTGCCACAGGGACAGGGCTGGTGGCGGCCGTGCGATGACTATGACGCGCATGGCCTCTCCAGAGAAAAGCGCCGCGCCGGCGGACTGAAGAAGTCCGCCGCTGCACGCTAAAGCGCGCGCCACGGGTCTGGTTAGGGCTGCAAGCGATATTCGCGAACCAGTTTGAAAGTCCTGGACCAGCGCGTCTTGGTGAAGAAGTGGGTGGCCACGTCCACCAGGTGATCGATTCCGATGTTCCCGTTAATCAAGTCTTCCGTAGGGGCGTCGAAGGACCAGTAGATCAGAAACGGCGTTCCTACGATGTTCTCGCGGGGGACCAGGCCCCAAAACCGGCTGTCGTCCGAGTTATCGCGATTATCACCCAGGGCGAGGATAGAGCCCGGCGGCACGACCAATTCGCCGTTTAGCACGTCATTTCGGATCATGTCGGCGGCTTGCGGCCGCAGTTGCTCGATGGACGCGTAGGATGGGAAGTTGTCGCGGTAGGCATCCATGCTGCCGTCAACGTGGATCGCGTACGGCTCGTTGAGGGACTTGCCGTTCAGGATCAGTTGTTTGTTTACGAAGTGGATACGATCGCCGGGAATGCCAATGGCGCGCTTCACGAAGTTTTGCTTGATGTCCAAGGGATAGCGGAAGACGATCACATCGCCCCGGCGCACGTCGGTATACGGCAACAGATGGCGGCTGATTGCATCGGGGGGCGCATAGGCAATTTTGTCCA